TTAATGATATCAATGATATCCTGGTTAATCACTTTGCTCAGTTCAAATAGTTCCTCGTTCATAATTTCTCAATATAATACTTGTAATAAATATCTCGTTTTACAGTGTACTCAAGCTTTTCAAATAGCTTAAAGTATCTGTAGACTGTTCTCTCACTGGTGCCTAAGTACCTGGATATTGCCATCACTGTTCTGGGCTTTTCCTGCAGGAGCTGCAAGAGTCTAAGAACCCTGTATATTTTGTGCTGATTCATACTTCTAAATAGTTTTTTAATGCCTTCCAAAAATCAAGAGGCTCATATAATCTAATGCCAAAGCCGGAGGAGTAATACTCATCTAGATCTAGGTTCCATTTTATCCAGCTCAAGTCCTTCTCTATTTGACTCTTGCAGTAGTTTTGCCCCATCTTATCATTGACTTTCTCTCTGATCTCTTTATGGGTGTGTATCTTCATGTCATTCAACATCTCTACAATGATATAACATCTCTTAAGTTGTGGCATCTTCATATCTTCTCAATTACAAAGTGTCCGTAGATGTGGGTTCCTGCTTTTCTAAATTCGTTGAGTTTCCAATGGCAAAGTGCTTTTGTTGGGAAAGTGTAAGCTTCTGCAAGCCTGCTTTCGTAGAAGTACAATAATCTAAACATGAGTTCCTAGCTTTTAAATATTCAATATAGTGGGGGATGTTAAAGGAGCCCCCCTTATCTCCTGCCATTGACTGACGTATCCACCATTCAGCCATGCTATATAAATCTCTACCGATAATCATAGGTACCTCCACTCATCCTCATCGTAGTAGTTAGCTGGGTCAGTTAACTCATCAATGATATTGTACTCAATTAGGTGCTGCTCAATTAGGTACTTGACTTCATACTTTTCCTCATCGGTTAGCTCATAGTCAAGCTCTATATCTCCAGGATGTTCTAAGGCATTAAAGTCATTGATTTCAATGTACCAATCTCCATGTAGATCTCTGATGACATAGCTACAGCTTCCATGCATGAATGCTCTTTCAAAGTAGGCTGTGTCGTTTGTTACTTCTGTTACTAGCATATTAAAAAAATTAAAAGGTTATACAATAGGATAGGGAACACTGCCACAAACAGGGCAGAAAAAATGTCGTTTAGTATTTTATTTTTCATCTTGTAAGTTTAAACGGGTTAGTAATTCATCCATCACATTCCATTCTAAGAATGCTCTTTGAGTAGCTGAGTCTAATGGTCCAAATGCATCCATCAGCTCCTCATATTGGAACTTAAGTTCCTGCTCATACGCTTTGATTTGCTCTATCATAACTAAATTTTTAAGTGTTAATACCTGACAAAGATACAAATAGTTTCATATATGCAAATAATTATACACAATTTATAATCATTCTAAATAAGAAATGCAGCGTATAAGCTGAATAATCTCCGCAAAAATAAGGCTATAAGCTTAAGAAATATTTTTCTTACGGGTATATAGGTACTCTTGGTACTTAGTAAATACTAGATGATTTACTTTATTGTGTTTTTTACAATCTCTACAATGCAACCAATGGTGTACAGTGCCTGAAGCAGTGACTACTTTCTTATTATACCGGTGATTAGTACCACCACATTCGGCACATTCGTACTTATCACCTCCATGCTGCACTGCATAGTTGTGATTAGATAGCGTATAGCTGTTTAGTTTATTGAATACTGCCTCAAGTACCTCAACATCCATCTTACAATAGGCTACCATCTTATCCAGGGCTTCCTGGTCTTTGCGAAATACGATGTCTTTCCATAGATCTAACCCTCCTGTTTCCATCTTGGCACCTACCTTAAGTAACTTAGCTATGTAGTCTAGTTTATTTGAGTTAAAATTGAAGTATCTTTTAGCCCATTTAAGAGTGTCTATTGTCTTTGGAGATGGCATAACACTAATACCATGGAATAAAGCCCTTGTACGTATCCATTTGAGGTCAAACCTATCCCCATTGTGAGCCACTATCTCATCTGCTTGAGCTAAGACCTTGACAAATTGCTCTATCATTTTCTTATCACTCTGATTTTTGGACCATGTTATGCTGTGAATCTCATCCTCACCCTCCCATTTATAGCAGATGCAGATGATTGCACGTTCATGTATTATATCACCTGGGTTAATTGTTAGGTTGTATCCTGTCCTCCAGAACACACCGACATTAAAAGAGGTTTCAATGTCGTAAAATAGTCGTTTTCTCATAGCTTAAATAGTAGAGCTATCCTATCTAGTAGCCCTCTTTGTATTAAAAACCGAAGCAATATACCAATAAAGAAAGAAATAACAATAGGCCACCACGCCCATCTATACTTTACTACCTGCTTTGCCTTGGCTGTTTTCCATTGTGTATCACCTTTAATCTTTAAGGTCTTGACCCTTTCCTTATACTCTATTCGTGTTTGCCATCTAGTCTTTGGCACATAGATGTTGTTATATTTAATAATAGTATCCTTGGTTGTGATATACTTCTGCCATACGATAGTATCATTCATGATCACTGGGATGCTGTCAATGGTAGTTATACGGATTGTATCACTATCCTGTACTAACTGTAGGCCATTCTTTAATGCTTTCTTATAGTGCCATTGAGCTCTCTTAGGAGCTGAGCAGGATGTCGCAAATATAGTAGAAACTAGCGACAAAATAATTATTGAAAGTCTCATGTGCTATAGGCTTTGTAACATCTTAATCATTCGGGGGCATGGGTAAATATCTGCCTTGTCTTTACGAACACTGTTATGTGTATAAATACCTGGAGTACCTTTGAATGCTTCCTTATCAATGCTGAATATCTCTGACCGGTAAGCCTTGGGAATGTCATAGGTCTCACACAGGTACTCCACTAACTGTCGAGTGCTTTCGATTTGTGCATCCGTATATTTATACCAATGGATATTACCCTTGTAAGGTGTATCTAATGTAGTAACCATAGAAGGATCTACAATACTCTTGACATAGTTATAGTACTTTCCATCTCTTAGCTTTAATGGACCCCAATTGCATATCTCAATTCCTACAGATAGCTTATTCAAGTTTTGATATTTGAGTCCATGCACTGAAAAGTCTTGACTATCTATCCCCAGGTGATAAGCCCAATGCTTGGAGGAAAAGCACTGTACTATACTACCTCTTTCACCTACTACAAATGCAGTAGCTATCCTGTCTGAATTGCTGTTCCACCAACGTGATACAGCTACTGGGTTACCGTTGCCTGCTGTATGGTGAAGATAGATTTGTGTTTTTTCAGACTCCTCATGGAAGTACTGAGCATTAGATAGGCGTTCCTGAAATATCTTGGTCGTGTCTAATTTCATCTACATGTTGTTTAATTTCTTTTGCCCTGGAGAATAGGTTTTTCATAGCCTGCCATAGGTCAAGACCTTTTACTGCTTTGTAATTCTCATTAATGCTCATGACTTCAATACTAACCAGGATGAGTGCAAGTACCTTAGTGAGTAATAGCTGTACTGAAAAGAACTGAAGTATGATATTGTTAAGGATAAAGTGATCTATCATATAGAACAGGATAACCGTTACCTCATAAAGTAGCATCTTGCTAATGATTGCACTGAGGCCCCTGCTAGTTATCTTTGTTTTGTTCTTTATTGACTTCCATACACCTGTGATAGTATCAAGTACGATAACAAACCCTACCAAAAATAGCAGTCCTGATATTGGCATTAAGAATGCACTTATAGTAGCTAACAATTTAATCCAGTTAGCCTGCATTGTTTTTAGTAAGATAGCTACCTGTGACTCCATTATAGTATCAGGATGCTGTTATTGTATCCGTTTTCTCTTAGGTTACCACACATACCTGTGCAAGTTGTTTGATACTGATTGATACAAGAGCAGTGATTAAACATTGGTCTTAGATCAGTATCCATGTTAGTGGTACTAATGAATATCGGGAACAGATTTCTGTTAGCTAATAGCCATCTAATTAGACGTTGCTCAAAAAAACTAGCTTTCTGTGCATAGTGTTCCATCCCAAAGGCTACCTCTGACCTGGATACGCTTGCTGAATAATCACCATTTTGAGTCTGAAGTCCTTTGTTTTTTAGCTGATACGTCAATCCAAATACCGCATCCTCAGCTGACCTCCAGGCAATGACCGGTTGAATAAACTCTACTAGGTCAATCTCATCAGGTGTAAGTGTCTGAGTATTGTATGCATTCAACATGTGATTGTAGAACGTAGTACCCAGGATAGGCTGTATCCTTAAAGCTGATTGTGTAGCTATGTATGGTGTCACATCTGTTACATCCACATTGGCTGTGATAGGTGTGTTAGTCTTAAGGTAGGTTTCAGTGATAAAATATAACATTACTGAGCTGGGTTAGTAGGTTCATCAATAGGAGGTAAGGATGCTAGAGCTCTAATCTCATTGGTAGTCATTTTTTCAAGTACTTTACCAAGTAGTGCATCACTTAAATTATTCAATGCATCCTTAACTTTTGCTGTTTCCTCATCCACTTCAACAATAGCATCACCAATTATTTGGAAGTTATTGATTGTGAAATCTGCAGGGATTTTAGCAATGGTCAATAGCTCATTGAATATCGTAGTGATTTGCATACGCAGCTCCATTACTACGTTCTTTTCAAATATCACATAGGCTTGCTTGATGTCACTGCCATTACCCAGGCTACCGGATGTACGCACCCCTAACAAGATAGGATCAATGGTATGAGCAAAACATATTTGTTCAGTATTCAATGCAGATGCCTCATGGAATAGCTTGTCATTGGCATTAGTTGGTAAGCTTTCAATCTTAGGTAGTTGGTCCGCACTATTGGCAAAGAACGCAACAGCCTTACCGGCATTAGCTGCACCCTTAAGACGGTCAATAGTTTCCTTGATCATGTGTTTTTCCTCCTCAGACTGTGGTCTCTTAGGGAACATCATAGCAAAGGATGGGAACACACTATTTTGAATGTTACTTTTTGCGAAGTAAGATAGCTCACCACTTAAAAAAGCAAAGTTTAATGCACTTGTATAGGTAGGTAATGGGTAATAATCTTGACCTACTGACTTGACCTCATAGCAATATAGCTGTATTTCGTCACTACATGCAATGTGATAAGGCTTAATCTTCTCAGTATCTATACGAGTGCTCCAGTCATCAGACAAATAGTAGTATTTTCTGCATGGTGATATACGTACTTTCTCCGGTGATACGTTTTCAATCTTGATTAGCTTTCTTTTTTCACCGAAATATAGCTTAAAATATACCCGATTGTGTAGAATTAACTGTCTAGTCACAGCCTTAACGGTGTGTTTAAGGTTAACTTTCTTTTCAAAAGAGTACATGTCAAGTTTCTCCTGGGGAGTTAGCTTGTCAGTTATGATATTAAACCCTCCACCAATAACAGCATTGGTCTTAAAGTCAACTATAGCACCATGTAGTGGTGAGCTGTAGTACATTTGGTTAAGCAGTTCCGGATATAGGTTACCCTCACCGAAACGAACCCAAGACTCTTGTACGTATCTACCATTGACATAAGGCAAAGTTAAGTTGCCTCTACCTACCGGTAAGAATGGAGTGCTAAAAGATTGATAGCCCTCTACTACTTCGGGCCCTTTTGGTTTGCTGTTAATAAATCTATCGTACCATGCCATATTAATCGTATATTGAGTTACCTACTGGACCACTTACTACCATTCTACCTTCCTCAATTACTACGCCTGTAGTTTGTGCTATTGAAAGAGGTAGAACTAATGGTGTTGAGCTCTCATATACCTCATACGTGTACTGCCCTTTAAGTAGTGATATATCCGTTGGCTCATCAAGAGTAAACAGATTGTATCTTTCGGGGTATGCACTTGTATCAGCAGATGTGAATAGCTGTGGTGTGCTAGTAGTATTCATTTCATTGGTGAACACAAACAAATAGTGTGGTGTACTAACCGTAGTTACCTCACTAAGAGTTAACACGAATTGATTAATAACACCTTGATCTAAGTATATCACACCTATATTAAATTAGACTTTACAAATGTTCACAAAAAAGGCCCACCATTACGGTAGGCCCTTTCGCTATGTAGAGAAATAAAGAACTTATATAACTCCGATTGCTTGAAGTGCAGCAGGTAGCATGTCTACCTCATAAGCTAGGTACTCATTCTCAGCTACCAAAGTAACAGAGTATTTAGAACCATCAGCTCTAGCTGTTCCTGAACCTTCACCTGTAGCAGATACCTGCAAGTAAGGGAAGTACCAATACTT